CTGCACGATGCTGTCGGCGTCGTCGGTAACAGCTTCGCCCTGGCCGCCAGTTCTGCGGCCGTGACGGCGTCCGGCGCGACCCTGACGGGCGGCGCCGCGACGGGCGGCTATCGCCACACCTGGAAGGTGGACGCCACGTCCCTGACGACGCCTTCCGCGACGGCCGAGGTCGGCATGCCTGAAGTGCCGAGCTTCACGCAAAACTACGGACTGAAGGCCAACACCTACGGGGTGCCGCTTCAGCGCAGCGGCAACTTGAACGCCACCATCGGCGCCATCGCCCAAGGCGAGACGCCGGTGGCGGCGGAGACGATCAAGGCCGATCCGACCGTCTTGGTGATGCGCAAGTTCTCGGCCTTCTCGGGCACGGCCCGTCGCAACGGCATGCCGTTCGGGCCGTCCCTGGTCAGCGGTCAGTTCAACTATTCGAACGGCGCGGACCCGGTGCCGACGGTTGGGCGCGGCGACGGCCGGATCGGCGGGGTGGATGAAGGTATGGCTGGCGTGACCGGCTCGGTCGGCATCCGCTACGATTCAACGGACATGCAGACCCAAGCCGAGAACGGAGAGGCCTGCGAACTGGCGTTCAGCTGGGCTATCCCCGGCTCGACCTTTGCGCTGCGCCACATCGCGCACGCCGTCTATCTGCCGAAGGCCAAACGTCCGATCACGGGGCCGGGCGCCATCCAGGCCGACTACAACTGGCAGGGCGCGCAGGACCCCGCGACCGGCCGCCTGGTCACCTTCGTTCTGGACAACGACGTCGCCGAATACGTCGTCCCGGCGGCCGCCTGATGTTCCAGATCGCGGCGTCGGTCCCGCCCAAATGGGTCGATCTGGCCCCCGGTCTCCGGGGGCTGTTCCGCCATGGTCCGTCAGAGGCCATCGTATCGGCTCGGCGCCACCTGCGCATGGTGATGGAGGAGGACGATCGGAGCGATCCGGAGTTCGCCTTCGTCACCGGCTGCGTCATCTGGGGTCTTGTGGAATGGGAGGGCGTCGGCGCCGCAGACGGGGACGGGGTCGCGGATCTTACGGCCGACAATATCGTCGCCCTGCTGCGTCAGCGTCCCGATGTCTATGACAAGCTGGACCGAACCTACGTCCAGTCGATCGTGGACGCCGCCGCCGAAAAAAAAGGATCGGGGCGCTCGCCGACTGGCACTTCGACGGAGGTCCCGCCTTCTGCGACGCCTGCGGCGACTGCGCCGAATGCCCCTATCGCGAAAACGAGCCGCGCAGCGCGGCCGGCCAAAAGGTCTGGTCGATCGTCGAAAGCTGCGCCGGCCAACTGAGGGTCGGCATGAACGGGGTGATCGGGCTGGATTATCCGGCCTGGATCGCCTTCGCCGGATTGACTCCGATGGATGCGGCCACGGCCGACCTGTTGTCCGCCTGCCTTCCTGAGATCGAGGGCGCGGTGCTGAAGGGCTTGCGCAAGGAGAGCGACGAATGACGACGCGCCAGATCGCCTATCGCCTGAAGGCTGAGGGTAAGACCGAACTGCGCCGCGACCAGCAGGAGGTGGCGCAGGGCTTCAAGGAAACCTACGCCGCCGCCGAACAGGGCGCGGCGCAGGCGACGGCAGCGGCCGATCGGCTGGAGAAGAAGTATCGCGCCATGGCGCAGGCTGCGCAGGATTCGGCGCAGGCGCAGCGATCCCAGTTCGCCGTCAACGCCGGCTACGCGCCGGGCCTGAACCGGGACGCCCGTGGCTCGGCGGCAGCCTCCGCCAGCGTGTTCATGCAGGACGACACCGACCTGCGCAGGGTCGAGGCGCTGCGGGCGTCGATCGATCCCCTGACGGCCGCCCAGAACAAGCTGAACCACGAACTGAAGGAGTACCAGACTCTCGCCAATGCCGGGAAGATCACGACCGGTGAACTGGCGCAGTTGCAGGGTCAGGCGCGGGTCCGGTTCGACGAGACGACGGCGGCCATCGCACGCAACGAAAAAGGCCTGACCCGATTGGCGTTGGCGTCTCGACTGAACCTTACCCGTCAGGCCTCCGACGTGTTCGTGACCGCCGCCATGGGCATGAACCCCGCCATGATCGCGATTCAGCAGGGGCCGCAGATTCTGGACGCCCTTGCGACCAGCGGGTTCAAGGCGAGCGCTTCAATGATCGCCATCGGCGCTGGGCTGTCGGTCGCAGCTGCTGGCGTGGTCCTGTTGGGCGCGGCCTGGTTGAAAGGCGAAACCGCCGCCGCCGCGTATGAGGATGCCGCATCGGGCATCGGCCGCACGGCCGGGCTTACCGCCAGCCAGTTGCGGGACCTGACGGTCGCTGCGGCTGAACAGGGCGAAGTCTCTCGGTCCGCCGCCCGTGAACAGGCCGCCGCCTACTTGGCGACCGGCGAGATCGGTGGCGAAGTGCTGGGCGGCCTAATCGCCATTGGCCGCGATTATGCGTCCGTCATGGGCATGGACGCCGAAGAGGCGACAAAATCACTGGCCAAGGCCATGGACGACCCGAAAACGGCGGCCCATGCCCTGACCGCGCAAATGGGTCTCCTCGACCAAGCGCAACTGCGCGATATCGACAACATGATTGAGCAGGGCAATCTGCTCGGCGCTCAACGCCTGCTGCTAGACGAGTTGACGGGTGCGGTGTCCGGCCATGCGAACCGTGCCAGCGAGATCACCGATGTCTGGAACGATATCGGCCGTTCGATTTCGGACGCCTTGGACAAGCTGGGTGAGTTCCTGCACACCTCGCAGGACGAACGGATCGATAATCTGAGACTGATGGCCGGCGCGGCGGCGACGCCGATGGCGCGTCGGCGGTTTGAAAGTCAGTTGTGGGTCGAAGAGCGGCAGAAAGGCATCCGCGAGATGCTGGATGCGGGTGTCGCCTCGGAAGCGGCCGCAAACCAGCAGGCCGAGCGAGATCGTGTCGCCCGCGAGGCTCGCGAGAAAAAGGGGGCGTCTTCCGCACGGTCAGCCCGCGCCGCCGCCGCTCGTGAAGCCCGCGAGGCCGAGCGGGAGCGCAAGGAGGCGCTTCAGCGCAGCCGTCGTGAGGAGGATCGTGTCAGCACCCTTGACCTAGAGGTGGCGCGCGCCCGTCAGGACTATCCGGAAGTTCAGCGGATCGAGGATGCGAACGCCGCTCGCATGCGTGAACGCCAGTTGATCGACGATGGCACGGCCGCCGAGGCGGCGCGGACGAAAGCGCTTGAGGAGCAACAGCGTTTGATCGACGCCCGCGCTGACCAACAAACCCGAGAGATTCGGGACATGGGTCAGCAGCGCGATATCGAGATCATGCGTCTGGCCGGTGAGGATCGGTTTGTCCAATCGCGGGAGCGGGCGCTGGATATCGCCGCCCGCATCCTGGCTTACGAAAAGAAGGGCCTGGACACAGCGACGGCGCGCAACCTGGTGGAGTCAGAAATCAAGGACTACGACGAGGCGCGGGCTCAAGCACTTGAGCGCAGCGCGAAGGCTCGCGAACGGGAATGGAAAGCCGTCTTGGCTCAGGCCTCGGGCGACCGTGGTGCGATGCGGGATTTGAATCGCGAGAGTTGGATTGCGAGCCGAGCTGAAGAGATTGAGAAGAATCCTCTGAACCCGCTAAATTCTGGGGAAGGTCGAGAGCAGGCCGCTGCCGAATATGGCCAGCTGATGCGCGCTCAAACGACCGGGGCGTTCCGCGATGGGATCAAGGGCATGATCGCCGACCTACGCAGCGGCGGCATCCGGGACGCCCTGGCCAACCAGTTCGATAACGCGGCGGATCGGCTGCTGAACAAGTTGATCGACGGATTCCTGGACTTCGACTTCAGCGGCGGTTCCGGCAAGGGCGCCGGCAGCTGGATCTCGAAAGGCGTGGATTTCTTGTTCGGCCGGAATGCCGAGGGCACGGACTTCTGGACGGGCGGACCGACCTGGGTGGGCGAGCGGGGTCCGGAACTGCTCGATCTGCCGCGCGGGTCGCGGGTCATCGAAAGCGCGAGGTCGATGGATATGGTTCGACGGGCGACCACAGGGAGCGCACAGCCGCTTGTGATCAAGGCGGTCTATGCG